GTGCAAGAACTTGCTCTTGGTCCAGATTCAATTATGCGTTCATCTCAGCCACAGAACATCCGTCGTGTAGGCTTAGATCTACCACCAGGAGTCTTTACAGAGTCAGGAGTGCTAGAACGTGAACTACGGCTTGGCGCTCGTTACCCTGAAACCAGATCCGGAAATACCAGTGCAAGTGTTATTACTGGTCGTGGCGTACAGGAACTGCAAGCTGGTTTTGATACTCAAATCAAATCTGCTCAAGCCCAATTCGCTAGAATGTTCAGTGATCTTATTGGGCTCTGCTTTGAAGTAGACGAAAAATTATTCTATAACGTACAAAAGACAATCAAGGGTTCAGAAGATGGAACACCTTATGTTCTGAAGTACACACCATCTCGTGACATTAAGGGCGAGTACGGTGTAGATGTTCGCTACGGCATTATGTCTGGTATGGACCCATCACGTGCAATCATTGCATTGCTCCAGATGCGTTCTGACAAGTTGGTATCTCGTGACTATGTTCGTCGTGAAATTCCAATGGACCTCAATGTAACTCAGGAGGAACAACGTGTTGATATTGAAGAAATGCGTGATGCTCTTCGTGTCTCAGTGGCTCAATACGCTCAGGCTATACCGGCGCTCGCGGCGCAAGGCCAAGACCCATCTCTAATTGTTTCTCGTATTGCAGAAGTAATTAAGGGACGTCAAAAAGGATTATCACTGGAGACAGTTGTTGAAAAAGCATTTGCTCCAGAACCTCCACCACCTGCACCTGAAATGGCGATGCCGGGTGGACCTGAACTTCCAGCGGCAGGTGCGGCCCCCGCCCCAGCCTCAGCGCAACCTCCACAAGAACAAGGTGGTCAGGCCCCTGCTGCTGGTCAAAAACCCGATATAGCGTCACTACTAGCCGGTATCACCGGCGCAGCGTAACCGAAGGAGGTGCACATATGAACAAAGGATCACACGCTCCAGCTCCAGTACAACCAGTAAAGGTTGACACAAAGGCAGGATCAGTCAAAGGCGGTAAAGTTGACTTCGGTTATGCCGGAACAGCTCGCAAAGGCAAGAAGGCTTAATTACTGAAAGGTGTACAGGGTGTTGAATAATAACGATAGGATTCCGCGCCCTGTACGCCGGACAGATTTTCTTGTAATTATTGTTGGGTTTCTTTACAACCTAACACAAGTAGTAGAGACATTTATGTCTGAGATATATGAACTTTCGATTTATCACGCCAATCACGAAACCAAGGTCAACAAGGCTTGGGAAGATATGGCAACCGATTTAGAGACTTTAGAGGAGGACAAGTGATGGCTGAGCCAATGAACCCATTAGCAGGTGCATCAGGTCCTGGTAAGTACGCTGTACGCAGCGATAAATTAACTATGGGATCTACAGGTTATGGTGAAGGTGTTGAGACGCAGGCTCTTAAGTCTGGCGCTCCACTTGGAACCACACCTGATGTTAGAGGTCAAGCACCATCTAAGTTCCGTGAGGACCTAGCACAGACTCCTGTTACACCTTTGGACGCACCAACACAGCGCAAAGGTGAACCAATTACAGCAGGTATTGATAGAGGTCCAGGACCAGGTTCATCAGTTTTAATGATGCAAAAAAATACAGTTAAGTTATCAGATTCTTTAGCGGCAATGCTTCCATACGATACTACTGGAGAAATAGCAGTCTTGTATCAAGAAGCATTATCGCAAGGTAACTAATGGCTGAAAATATTAAAGCAGCAGCGTTAGCTGCAAATTTACAGGGTGAGCCAAAGAAGCAGGTTGACGATCTCGTCAAGGCTTTATTTGTCCATAAAGAATTATCTAACCTGCCACCTGCTGCTGCTCAAGCAAAGTTTTCTAAACTTCCAACTACTCAGCAAGAAGATTTAGTTAAGAAGTTTGGTACAGAAGACCCATTAACAAAGCCATCACGTGGTTGGTTAGCTACTGCTTTTGCATATAACCCAATTACTCTTGCCTTTAAGGGTGCTATAGAATTATCAGACCTAGCCACACGTACTTATCGTGCTGCCGCTATTCCTTTATCTCAAGGAGAAATCGGTTTTGCTTGGGATCAAGCTAACGATAAAGGCGATAAGGTCTATAACGAAGGCCGTATTGAAAAGGCTAAGGCTAAGTTTGGACAAGACGCAGTAGATATTGCTATGCGTATCAAGTCCGGTGAAGATGTAGGCAAGTTGCTTGCAACTGCTACACCTGAACAACGTAAGTACATTATGTTAGCTGACCCTAACAACACTGAAATTCCAGGTGTAACCGATATTGAGCAGGCTCGTGGACTATTTAATGACACTCTTGCTGAAGTAGATAAAGCTAAGTTCTCACCAGGACGTCAATTGGCCAATGCTATTTTGCCTGAGGCACTTGAAAAGAATGGCTTTGTATATGGTCTTGTATCAGGAACAGCAGATACTGCTTTCCGTTTATTTGCAGACCCACTTGTTGTTGCCTCAAAGGTAAAGTCTTTATACACAATTGGCAAGTACTCATTAGATGTAATGGCTAAGGGTGAAAAAGTAACTGACTACTTTGCCAAGCCACAAACTGTTGCTTTCTGGGATGAGTACGGCGCTGTATTAGATACCTACACCAAAGTACAAAAAGCACGCGGTAATCCAAAAGAATTAGTTGCTGCTAGAGACAGATTAAAATTACTTGCTCCTGAGTTTGGACCAGAAGTAATCAGAGTTCTTCAGAAGTCAGAAGTTACCGATGCTAACTCAGCAAAGGCTTTTCTAATGAACACAGAAGAAGCTATCAATATGCTTAAGGGAGCAGTTGGTCGCAAGCGTGTGATACTTCCACGTTTAGACGCAACTCGTCAACTTAGAATAAAGACAATTACTACTGCTAACAAATACATCAATATTGATAAGTACGCTCCACGTATTATGGATGACCTATACGGTTCTCTATCCGATACAGACGGAATCCGTAAAGTGGTATCTGAAGAAGGTCAAGCAATTGGTGCAAGAGTTAGAGAACTTTCTGACAGAAAGAGCTTTCTTCGTGAGCCATCAGCAGCAATTGGACAACGCCTAGACAGATTCAAGGCTAAGTTCAATATTGCTCCTATGTTCAAAGATGATGTATTTGATGTTATGGCAAAAGATGCCTCAACTCAAGTTTACCGTCTAGCACGTCTTGTCTTGCCTAAGCAAGATTCTAAGATGTTTGCAGAAACATTTGAAGCAGTTACCGATATTGGCGAGCGCAAAGAAATGGTTAAGGGAATCTGGGGAACTATTGCAGAAGCCCGTGGCCTAAACCTTACTGAGGCTGGTCAAAAGATTGTTAACCAGACTGTTACTAAGGGTGACTCTAAGTTTTCAGTAGCAAACTTTGCTGATGACTTTCAGGACATTGGTGCTCTTCCATCTGACTACAACAGATTTATGACTACACCTAGTTTAGTAGATATTGATCGTGCAGCAGCACGAGCAGGTTTAATAGGCAGGATGTGGGGACTATCCAATAAAAAGTGGGTAGATGATATGACCGGTTACTGGTCTTTCTTGACTCTTGCTGGTCCACGTTATGCTATTCGTAACGCATCTGAAGATCTTATGGTTCACCTTGCTATTGGTGGCAGCCCTTGGGGTCTTGCAAAAAGCCGTTATCTTTCAACTCGTGTAAACACAGCACTAGAAGGTGCAAGAGCAACTAAGACTTGGAATGATAATCCACTTGGCGGAATGCTTCGTATTCTTAATAAGAAAGAAGCTGCTAAATTTGAGGCACAGATCTCAGGTATTGATGATGCTATCGTAAATGCACGTGAAGAAATCAAGTCACTGCGTGAGCAAATTAAAGTTTCTACAGATCCAACCACAAAGGCTTCTCTTGAGGCAAAAATTGACGAACTAAAAAGCGTAACTACTGTATCTGCTACAGAGCAGACACGTAGAATTATGGCTACTGCCCTTACATCAGGTCGCGTTAATCGCCTACGTGAGCGTATGGGCTTAAACCCTATGTTCGAAGAAGAAGCAGGCATTCTTGCAGAGCACCTTATCTATGGAAACCTAGAAAACTCTATGGCTGTTGTCTCTGAAGGTGCAAGTAACTTTGCAACTGGTGGAGACTTTGTAACACGGTCAACTATCTTTACACGTTCACACGGTGTTCGCAGTGAAGCCCTTGTTATTAACGAGCCTAAGGCTGCAAAGTACGGAGTAGCTAAAAGTGACCGTGTATATCGTGGTCGTGCTTTAGGTAATCAAGATGAAGCAGCTTTACTTACTTGGCTTATGCGTATTAACTACTATGCCAATGATGAATTAGGTGCAATTGCGGTAGCAAACCTTAGTAATACAGCAAAAGGTAGAGAAGAAGCTATAGCAAAGATTATGAACTGGATGAAAGAGAATCCAGGGTTCCGCACAGAGGCACAACTTGCTGCTCGTGGTATTGATGAGAAGCAACACGCTGAGATTGTTTACAATCGTGCTGCAGAAATCTTTGAAAAGCGTGGCGATACAGCAAATGCAGCCAAAGAACTTAATGAAGAACTACTTAATAAGATTCGTACAACCAACGACCAAGGTGAGTACGTAATATCTGGCAAGTTATCTTTAGATGATGTATCTAACCTAGATGATGCAGACATTCCAGCCTATGTTCTTGGACCTGCTCTTGTTCCTATCTCAGATTCAGGCAATGTAACAGCATCTTTAATGACAAAGGGCTGGAGTTGGCTAGGTTTGGCTAACGCACGTCTATCACGTCAGCCTATGGTCTTTAATGAGATTATCAGTATCCGCAAGCAGATGAAAGATAGTGGCTTTGAAGCTGCTTATATCAATTCAGTAGTTAGCAAAGTGGATCAAACTGACCCAAAGAAGATAGCGCAAGCAACAACTGCAGCAAAACGTCAGTTTGCACAGATAGTTGAAGAGCGTGCGGTATCTCAGGTAATTGAATATGTGGATAATCCACTTGTTCGTACACAGTTAGCCTTTGGTGCTCGTAACTTCTCACGTTTCTATCGCGCTACTGAAGACTTTTATCGCCGTATGTACCGTACCGTTAGGTACAACCCAATGGCTATTCGTAAAGCAGCCATTACATATGATGGCATTAGCCATAATGGTTGGATTCAAGAAGACGATCAAGGCGAAAAGTACTTTGTGTACCCAGGTATTGAACCAATTTACGCTGCAGTTCGCACTGCAATGACAACAATGGGTATTCCTGCAGAGTTTAAGACACCATTTCCAGTGCAATTTGGTGCTCAGGTCAAGATGCTTACACCATCTCTAAACCAAGACTCTCTGATTCCTACATTTTCAGGTCCATTAGCTGGCGTATCTTTTAACGTTATCGCAAACATCGTAGATGTTGCTGGTGCTCCTGGTGCTGCAGATCACATTACTGAGTTAAGCCTTGGTAAGTACGCTGTAGATCGTTCCTTTGTATCTTCTTTCTTGCCAGCACACATAAACCGCTTGTATGAAGTAATGAATACAGATGAGCGTGACTCACAGTACGCATCTGCTTGGCGTAAAGCCGTTACTTACCTAGAAGCAGGTGGTCACGGACTTAAAGAAAAGTATGATGAAACAGGAAACCTAATTCCTCCGACAATTGCGGAGCAAGAAGAGTACCGTCAACGTGTTAAGAACACTGTTATAGGTATCTTAGGTACACGTTTTGTCTTTGGATTCTTTGCTCCGGCATCTCCATCCGTACAGCTTAAAGCTGATATGGACCAATGGATTAGCGACAACGGTAAGGCAAACTTCAAGCAGGCTTGGAACAGTTTACTTGACCAATATCCAGGCGACTACGACGCAGCTATGACTAAATGGGTTGAACTATTCCCTAATGAGATTCCATTTACCATACCTGAGTCTGAAAAGAAGACAGTTGCTATTATCAAGTATGCAGAAGAATCAGGTCAGTTTGTTGATGAGAATAAGGACTTGTTTGAAAGATACCCACAGGGTGCTGCCTTTTTAATTCCTAATAAGTCAGGCTTCTCTTGGGATGCCTACAAGACTATGAAGGATATGGGCTTAAAGTACAACAAGCGTGTAGATGACTACCTACGTGAGGTACAAACAGCATCAGATCTACAGAAGTATTACTCAAAGAAGAACGAATACGAGTCTTCTCTTGAAGGTATGGTCACAGATTTTGAACGTACTCTTGCTCGTAAAGAGTTTACAGAGTGGGCAAAGGTCTTCAAGGCTGGTCGTCCGTTGGTTCAAGAAGAACTAGCAGAAGGTGGCAAGAAGGCCATTGAGCGTCAAAACGCTCTAAACGATCTGCGTGATCTGCTCAATGATAAGACTGTAACAGTTCGTGGTCCTATTCAGAAATCACTTAAAGCAATGTTGGATACTTATGACCAATATAAGATGCAACGTGAAGCATTACAAGGGGTTTCAGGAACAAGTAATCTTGTTTCATTTATGAAAGATGATGCAATCGTTAGATTGCGTGAACTTGCTAAGGCAAACGAAAATACTATGAGTGCGTACAACACAATGTTTGCCTCGTTAATTGGAGATACAAATGGCTGAAGAAGTAACACTTGAAGTCTTTGCTAAAGATGTAGCAAATGGCTCTGCTGAGGCACGCTTGGCGTTAGCTCAACAGTTAAAAGCTGCTGGCCTATGGTCAGGTAAAGTATCATCTACCTTTAACGTTAAGTACTACAACTCTCTAGTTAAACTAGAAGAACAGTACAAATCCCAAGTTGCTCTCAATAAACTTATTGGTTCAACAACTCCAGTAAAGCGCTTTGATGTCCTTACCGCTGCTATTGCAGAAGGTGGAACTGGTGGTGGAGGTACTTCTACAACTCAGACATACATCACTAGCCCAAGCCAAACAGCCAAGGTTCTTGATTCAATCGCTGAGGATTTACTGGGACGTAAACTTACAGCAGCTGAGAGAAAAAAGTATACAAAGTTAGTTAATACTCAGCAGAAGAGACAGCCTTCAGTAAACGTATCCGGTGACGGATTTAGTACTACAACTGGTGGAGTAGATGAAGAGCAATTCATCACAGACCAATTATCCCAAACAGCAGAGGCAAAGACATACCAAGCCTCAGATGCTTACACAATTTTGATGCAAGAACTTGGAGGGCTTCGCTAAATGGCAGCCAAATCTTCCAAGGATATATCAAACAATATCAAGCGCTTAGATGGAATCCTTCAACGCCAGCGTCAAGCATTAAAGGCAATGGCACTAGATGACCCAGATTTCAAAGCAACAGAAGCTGCAATTAAAAAGACTATAGCTGATGTCAAAAAGAATAAAGCAGATTTAGCTCAAGCAGTTAAAGATGAAAGAGCTGCAAAAGCCAGACAAGATCTTGCAAAAGCAAAAGAAGATCTTGCTTACGCAGAAGCATCTGGAGATACTGCAGAAATCAAGAAAGCAAAAAGCACTTTGAATGTTGCTACTCGTGACACACAAAGTAAAGATGCCGATGGTGATGGAATACCAGATGTAATAGATGCAGAGCCAAATACTCCTCCTAAAAAACCAGATGCTGTTAAGACAAACACTCCTGGTGCTACCGGTGGTACAGGTGCTACTGGTGGTACTGGAGGCAAGGGTGGCACTGGCGGTACAGGTGGTACTGGCGCAGGCAAGAAGCAAACCAATTCAGAATTAGAAGCAGAAGCACTTAATGTAGCTGCAGGACAAGACTTTGCCCTGCCTGAGACTTTGTTTAAGAACATCCCAAGCCTTAATGCACTACTTAAAAGATATGTTGCAGAAAAGTGGACGCCAGATAAACTCCGTAAAGCTATCCGTGATGATGTTTGGTACAAGCAGAACTCTGCTGAAATCAAGGCACGTTATGTTCAGTACTATAATTACCAAGATTTAGTTAACTCAGGTCGTGCTACAGGTTCTAGCGATTATGAAACACAAATTGCCAAGATTGAAGCAAACCTTAAGAAGCGTGCAGTCCAATTAGGATCTGCAGCAGGTAACGATCCAGCTGCTCTACGCAAGGCTGCTGAGAATCTTTACATCACTAACCGCAGTGAAGATGAATCATTTATCACAGACTTCCTAGCGGCAGCAATTAAGCCAACAGCAGGAATGATTGGTGGCAGATTAACTGAGGGTTACTCAGGACAAGCGCTTACTAACTACAACCTACTTGTTTCAGCAGCACGCGATAATGGATTCCAGGTAAGCGACATTGTTCCAGGTGGATTCAATGAGCAGCAAGTACTTCAAGGTATTGCCTCTGGCACTATTGATATTAACCGTGTAATTGCAGATACTCGTAAACTAGCAGCACAAGGTCAGCCTCAATATGTACGTGACTTACTTGCACAGGGATACAACCTGAATCAAGTCTATGCTCCATATCGTCAGACTATGGCTACTGTTTTTGAGATAGGTGATCCAGAACAAATTGATATTAACGATCCATTACTTCGCTCTGCTATCACAGATAAAGGCGATATGAACCTTTATGACTTTAAGAAAGCATTACGTCAAGATGATCGTTGGCAGTACACAGGACAGGCCAGAGCAGACGTATCTCAAGCAGCATTAGGAGTCCTTCGTGACTTCGGATTTCAGGGGTAATTAAATGGCAGCAAAAGACGCAGCAAATGCCGCACGCTTAGCAGCAGCTAAACAAGATGCAGCAATGGCAGCACGTGGAGCAACTCCAACAAAAACTACCGTTGCGCCTAATACTAAAAATACCCCTGCTGGTTCTTCTAAAACTAGCGGTTCTACTAAGACTACTGGTTCTACTAAGACTACTGGATCTGCAACTCCTACTACTCTTAATACAACCACAGCTGCTCCTGTAGTAACTGTTGTAGATACTTTTATAGACGATGCTACCGGTGATACATTTGCTATTTACAGCGATGGGACTAGACAGTTATTGTCTAGAGGAACTAAACAACAAGAAGCTAAGTTAGCAAAAGAAGCTGTAGAGGCACAGAAAAGAGAAGAACGTCAGTCTGCTTATGACCTTCTTAATGAAGAGTTTACTCGTTATGGCCTTGGTTCTTTAGTAACTCCATTAAAAGATTTAATTATCTCTGGTGCATCACCAGCAGAGTTTACAATTAAACTACGTGAATCAGAGCCTTACAAAATACGTTTTGCTGCTAATGCTGAACGCATTAAAAATGGTTTGGCAGCAATTGATGAAGCAACATATATAGGTCTTGAAGATCAATACCAAAACATTATGCGTAACTATGGACTACCACCAACATACTATGAACGCGGTCCAATGGGAGTGCAAGAAGGTTTTACTAAACTTATTGCTAATGATGTATCTTCAGCAGAACTAGAAGATCGTGTAATGATTGCACAGCAAAGAGTACTTAACTCTAACCCAGAAGTATTGCAGGCAATTAAAGACTTCTATGGAGATTCAATAACCAATGGCGATATTCTTGCCTATACATTAAACCCACAAAAGGGTCTTGAGGATATCAAGCGCAAGGTAACTGCCGCTGAAATTGGTGGAGCAGCAGTACAGGCTGGATTAAACCTAGGCAATACTCCAGAAGCACGAGCAGCATATGCAGCACGTGCAGCAGAATTAACTGCCGCTGGTATCAGTAAGGAACAAGCACAACAAGGATTCCAAACAGTTGCAGAAGTTGCACCACGTGGTGGACAACTAGCAGCTATGTACGGTGAGACACCATATACACAGCAAACAGCAGAACAAGAAGTCTTCGGACTTGCTGGTTCAGTAGAAGCTGCAAGACAACGTAGAAAACTTGTTGGCCTTGAGAAAGCAGCGTTCTCTGGACAATCTGGTATGGCACAAAGCGCTCTTGATAGAGAACGTGCTGGAAACATATAAACAATAAACCTGCTAACGGGACGACTGGTCCGTTAGAGCGACAATAAAACCAGGAGTAAGAGCCACAATAGATTCCCCAATTTACTGTGAGGCTTACGCAATCAAACCAATGATAGGGAGAAGGACTATGTCCAATTACGACTACGAGGATGATGACGATTTCGATACGGAATCTTCAAGCAATGACCTTGTAAAGCAACTACGCAAAGCATCTAAGCAAAAGGATAAAGAACTAGCAGAACTTCGTGCTCAGTTTGATGGACTTAGCAAGGCGCAGCGCGAACGATCAATCAAGGATGCCCTCGAACGTCGCGGGGTAAATCAGAAGATCGCTTCATTTATCCCACAGGACATTGACCCAACTGAGGAGTCTGTGTCTAAGTGGCTTGAGGACTATGCCGATGT